GCTTTCTGTCTGCCTTCCTATTAGTATGAATGAAACAAGATATTGTTAGGTCGTGGTCTGTACCATTGTTAAGGTCATCACACTTGAACCTTATACTTAGTACGTCCTCTGTCGGACTAACAGTAATTGATATTGACTTAGGTTTGAATACGTTAATAGACGTTTCGATTCTCTGCATTGTGTACCTCCTCGTACTTGCAATTATTATTAAGATTTATGGGGGATAATACCTATACTTATCCCCCTTTTTTATCCAACTTTTTGATGTAGTAATTCAGTTGATTTAAATTACTAAAAGGTTTGCCTTTCTTTTTCTGTTATAGTTTAAGTTTAGTATTGTGGTGGGTCATCATCATAGACCTCACCGTAATCAGCCCACTCTTGTTCCCAAGATGGTTGACCATCATCTTGATTGCTAGGTTCACAATCAATACAATAGTCTGTTTGTGTGGCTGACATTTGGTCTGGCTTACAATACTGTTTACACTCACAGCATTGATAACCCATATTAGATTTATACGTTGGACACATTTTTCTCTCCAAATTCATATGCTCCATTTCCAAAGTGTGATAAAACTGTACGACACAATTCTTTATCAGTAAAAATTATGTAGTTCTCACCACCAAGTCTTTCAAAGTTCTTGGCATTGAAGTATTCTATGTACTGACCAAAGCTTATTGACTGCATATGTGGGTCAGTCTTGTCATCAGTAAATAGTAAGTAGATTATTTTCTTATTAAGTTCTTCCATCATTACCTCCTCGTTCTATAATGGTACACCAAAGTAGGCGTAAATAAAAATAAAAATTAAATATAATAATGCACATAGCATTACTAACTTGATAGCTTCAATTAGATACAACTGAATCTCTTTTATAATCTTATCTATCTTCATAAGTTTCTCCAAAGTTTTTTTTCTGATTGTATTGTAACACGAATTGCCAGCGTACCCACGCCTATGCCTATCTCCCAACGCCCAACAACAGAAGCGAACCTAAGGAACTATATGGCGTTTGCATGGCAAACCTAATAAGCTAGGAGCGAAGCTCCCAAAGCACTCATTCTTAAAAAAAGAAGAGGAGGGTGAAGAACACCCCCCTCTGTAAGTGGCTATTTGCTAACAGTTAGTTTTGAGATGTCCAAAGCACCTACATTTTCAAACTGTGCTTGGTCTAAAACCTTGTTCCCATCTTTTGCATCATTGTATCGCTTGATGGCTCCCTGATAATCGAAGTCACTCCATTGCGTACCATAGCTGAGGAAGAACACTTCATACCAGAACTGTCGTTTTGCACAAGCTCGTGACCATTCGTTCAACGCAATCTGGTAGAACATCAATGATGGTTCTGTTGGTGCCACATCTTTGACATCAGCAATACCATTTCTTGACATATGGCTCTGAAGTACACGAGCTTTTGTGTCAAGGTTACTCTTTGCTCTATCAGCAGTTCCTTCTGCTTTAACACAGTTTGAACCAGCATCAAACACAATCCCTATCTTGTAGTAAGGATTCGCTACTGGTGTAGCGTCATTGTTTGGGTCATCAACGATTACTTGATATGGATTGTTTTGTAACACACCATCAATTTCGAATGAATTAATCTGTGTGTCAGGGATAAAAGTATCAACGTAATCTTGAGCTTGTTTTTGTATTTTAGTTATATCAGACATTGTAATTCTCCTATTGGTTAATCTGATTAAAGTTTATATAGAATAGATAACGATTGCCTACTCTATGGCATCATTAAAGCATAGCCAGAAAGGGGTCGAAGACGATTCCAGATATAGCTGAGCTGAATCTATTTAATTAGATTCTCTTGCGAAGCTTCTGGATAGGAGCAAACAAGTCAGCTTGCTGAGTCAACTTGTTGACCTTCTTGATTTGCGAACCCCTTGTCGGATATGCTATCGCTCAGCTATGGATTCAATAATCATAGCTCGGACTCCGATAGTAAGAGGATACGTCCTTAGACGTAGACTCCTCATCACAATCTTATCGAGCTAGGATTATATGAAGACACTGAGGGTGGTGCCGTCTTTAGAGTAGGCAACTCGTTATGTATATGAGTGTATCAGAACTAGCTTAGTGAGAAGGCTACCTTTTAGTCTTCTTACTAACCACTTAAAAGGTACTAAATGTACCTTTTAGCTAGTTCCTCTTTCCTATTCCAACCTAACTATAAATAACAGAGTAGCACGGTTCTCACTACGCTTTCTCTAAATAGTTAGGAAGCACCAAGCTTGTCTTGGTATGCTGAGTCTATTTAGTCAAGAAACGTCTTGTAAAGTCAGGTTATGGTCTGGTACGGAGGGACTTTACAAGCGTGAGGTTTGTGCTACCTATAACAACTACCAAGCTTGCTTGGAAAACAACTAGAAAAGATTTGACAGTAGAACATTACGTCCATATATTACTCGATAATGACACGCCAACTTACACCAAAACAACAACTATTAGTTGATACTATCGTAGCATCTGGGTGTACGATAACTGAAGCATCACAAATCGCTGGCTACAGTAAAGGTGAAGCTGGTAGAGTGACAGCTAGCAAGGCATTGAAGCAACCACACGTGCAAGAGTATATGATGAAGCAAGTACAAGAAACAATAGGACTAGGTGCTACGAAAGCTGTGAATAGGATACTAGCATTATCATCATCAGCTAAGTCAGAGTATGTTCAACTGGAAGCTAGTAAGGATATACTAGACAGAGCTGGATTCAAAGCTCCAGACAAGCAACTACATCTGCTACAAGGCGACATTAGAGTCAACATAAATCTTAGTTAGAAGCTATGGGGGGCGAAAACTACAACCCCCTAAACACCATAAGGTCTAGCACTCAGATTATTTCTCAAAAGGCTCGGTTAAGAATCTTCCTTACAATATATGGCTTTACATTATATTATTTGCTTGATAGGATTATTCCAGTATTCCATTCCCTAAAGACAAGAATAATGGAATATTGCTTTTCATATTTCCTCGTATGGACTCCCAACTTACCCCTCTAGTTTTCTAGGGGGGTCCTTTTATGGGGAGGGGTGTTTTATTAAATACCTTGCTCCCCACCAAAGGTTCTTGCTTAAAATATTTTTTTCTGTTATGGCTTGAATATATTAATAGGAGAATTGTAATGGCATTGTTTAGTAGCTTGTTTAGTGGGGGTGGCTCTAGTAGTCGTTCTTCTGGTGGACCTAGAGGGTTTAAGAAGAAGCCGAAGCAGAAAACTATTTTTGGTTTAAAGATAGGTCCTCCACCAAAGTCTGACCAAGAAAAGAAAATAGAGTCTGGTGCAACTAGGATAGCCACAACAAGTAGTGGAAGAATAATTACCACGCCAACATCTGATGGCAAGAGTAAGATAATGGACAAGGCTACTCAAAGTATGATGACAACGCAGTACAAAACTAGTGCATCAAATCTTGGTAAAGCAAAGCCAGCTATTGGTCGAGCAATTAGTGGTCAATCAACAAGGCTTAATCAACTTTCAAGTAAAACTGGAGGAACACCAACTACATCTTCAAAGCTGTCACAGCTTGCTAGCAAAACTGGTGGCACACCTTTAACAGCAAAAACTAATGTACTAGTTAATAAAACTGGTAGTGCAATAATTAACGATAAAGATTCTGGTATTCCAAAAGTAAATACAGCACAGCTTCAAAGCAAGACAGGTCCAACATTGCTAAGAGGTGGTAAACAAACATTAAAGTCTGGTGGTCAGTTTGGTTCTTTACAAGAACGTACATTCTTAAAGACATCAACAAAAGCTGGGCGTAGTGTTGCTAATCCAAGTATTGTTTCTACAGCAGTTAAAAAAGTTAAAAGTATTTTTGGTGGCAGTGGTGGTGGTTTAAGTATGCCTTCTGGAACATCAACACCAGTAGATGAAATTAAAACATCTTCATTCTTTGATTCTAAGAATCCAACGACTACAAAGAAACCACCAACTATAAATGTAACAACAAAGTCTACACCATCTACAACGAAGAAGCCAGCTAATATAAATATGGTGACAAAATCTTTACCAGCTAATTATACAGTTAGTTCTCAAAAGAAACCAAAGCCTATACCATTTAAACAAACTAATGCTGGCACAGCTTTATTTAGAAGAATAGGTGGTAAAGTTCAAGCTAGAAAGTTTAGTGAACTTGGTCAATCGCAAACAGTAAAGGGTAATTTTGTATCACCTATTGTTCCTAAAAGCAGATTAGCTGGCTCTGACTTAAACACAAATATATTATCACAAAACATTGCAAAGTCTGACGCAAAGATGAACGCATCAACATACGCAAAAGAAGGACCAGAGGTTCCAGTATTTAATGTTAAGACACCTAAAGTTCCAGCAAGTTTAATTAGACAATTAAGAAAATCAAACACTGCTGAATTAAATGCTTATATGGTTCCAAATGTTTTAAGGACTTATTCTAAAGCAGAACAGAAAGCTATTAAGGCTGAGTTTAACAAAAGAAATAAGAATAGCAAAAGTGGATTCCCAAGTTTATTAGCGAGAACAGTAGCTGGTATTATATAATGAGTGGAGATTTTCTTCATATACTTAAACCAGAAGAACGTAAGATTTTAAGAACGATTGTAAAGAAAGTTAACTTCAAGCATTATCCAAAAGAGTTTTTAACAAATAGGGAAGCTGATAAGTTTATCTCTGTTCTTGGTCCTGTTACAGTTGAAAAACTATTAAAGATAGGCAAGGACAACAACATTGCCAACCTTTAATTATAAACCAGACGGTTCAACAATAAAGGAGTTTATGAAAGATGACTCATTCTTCAGAGGACTTCGTGGTCCAGTTGGAAGTGGAAAGTCGGTCGCGTGTTGTGTCGAAGTCTTCAGAAGGGCATTGGCACAAAAGAAAAACGAAAAGGGTCTTCGTAAATCAAGGTGGGCGATTATTAGAAATACCAATCCTCAGTTACGAACAACGACAATCAAGACGTGGTTAGATTGGTTTCCAGAAAATACTTGGGGTAGATTTCGTTGGGAGGTTCCTTATACACATTTCATTAAGAAAGGCGAAGTTGAACTTGAAGTTATATTTCTCGCGCTTGATAGACCAGAGGACGTTAAAAAATTACTATCACTCGAACTTACAGGAGTTTGGGTTAATGAAGCTCGTGAGTTACCCAAGTCTATTATTGATGCTTGCACTATGCGTGTTGGTCGATACCCTTCAATGCGTGAAGGTGGTCCAAGTTGGTCAGGGGTTATATGTGACACCAACGCACCAGAAGAAGACCACTGGTGGTCGATAATGTCTGGAGAAGTTCCAGTACCAGACCATATTCCTAAAGAAGAAATTAAGATGCTGGTTAAGCCAGACACTTGGAAGTTTTGGACACAGCCTTCTGGAATGTTAGAAGTTAAAGCAGAAGATGGGAATGTATCTGATTATAAGCCTAATCCAAAGGCTGAGAACTCAAAGAATCTTTTAAAAACTTATTACGATAATACTATTAGAGGTAAAACAAAGTCTTGGATAGATGTATATGTAATGAATAAACTTGGAACAATCGCAGATGGCAAACCAGTTTATCCAATGTTTGCAAGTGATGTTCACGTTTCTAAAGAAGAAATAAACGTAGCGAATGGTATTCCAGTTTATGTAGGTTTAGATTTTGGCTTGACACCAGCTTGTGTATTTGGTCAAAAGGTAAGAGGTCGGTGGTTAATACAATCCGAGATAGTTGCATTTGATATGGGGATTGTAAGATTTGCTGAGTTAATTAGACAGGAGCTTGCAACAAAGTATGCTACCCAAGATGCCCTTATCTATGGCGACCCATCTGGTGACTTCAGGGCGCAGACGGACGAGTCAACCCCCTTCCAAATCCTCAGAGGTTGTGGACTCAAAGCACTCCCAGCGTCATCAAATGACGTATCGCTCAGAACAGAAGCAGTCAATAAAAGCTTAACAACAATGGTTGAAGGTAACTCTGGATTATTAATTGATTATAGATGCAGAACTATTATAAAAGGATTTGAAGGTGGCTACCAGTATAGAAGAGTACAAGTATCTGGTGAAAGATATAGTGACAAACCAGAAAAAAATATGTATTCACATATACACGACGCCTTACAATACTTAATGTTAGGAGCTGGTGAAGGTCGAAAGTTGATAAATAACCAGAAACCTTTACAGACTTTTAATGCTAAAGTAGAGTATGATGTATTTAAACGTAGACCAAAACCTAGAAGACAAGGTATGTGGGCGAGAATGTAGGAGAAGACTATGTGTTTTTTTAGAAAAGTAAATGTACCTATGCCTAAACCAGAGGTAGACCCAGAAATAGAAAAACAAAAAGCAGAAGCAAAAGCTAGGTCTGAAGCTGAGAAGTTGAAACAAGAGCAGTTTCAAAAGAAAGTTCAAGGTGGAAAAGTAGGTAGACGTTCATTAATCTCTGGTGAATCTGGAGGGATTGGATTTTATAAATGATAATAACTGACACAGTAGAATCTTTAGGAGTAGCAACAGATGATAAAGTTAAGATGCTACTTAAAAAATATGAACGAGCAAAGAGTGTACGAAAGAATTGGGTAGACCTCTTTGAAGAATGTTACGAATATGCATTGCCACAAAGGGAAAGCTTTTATCAAGAATCTGCTGGTCAAAGAAGAGATGATAAGATATTTGATGAAACAGCAGTCGTTGGAGTACAAGAGTTTGCATCAAGATTACAGTCTGGAATGGTTCCAAACTTTGCAAGATGGGCTGACTTTATGGCTGGTTCTGAAGTTCCAGAAGAAGAAAGGGATTCAGTTAATTCAGAGTTAGAAGGTGTTACAGAATATGTATTTGAAGTTTTACAACAATCAAACTTTGCTCAAGAGGTTCACGAATCTTTTTTGGACTTGGCAGTAGGAACTGGAGTATTACTTTGTGAAGAAGGTGATGCAATTAATCCGATACGTTTCTCTGCTATACCATTACCTCACGTTACACTTGATGTTGGTCCTGATGACAGCATTGACCATATTTATAGAGAACGTCATCTTCGTGGGTCGGAAATATCTATTGCTTATCCAAGAGCGAAAGTACCACCTAAAGTTGCAGAAGAATCTGCTAGAAACCCAGATGATAAAAGAAAAGTTCTGGAAATAGTTTATAGAGATTATTCAAAGATGAATGTTATGGCACATATGTATTGTGTCATTGATATGAAAACTAAAGAAAAGATAATAGAAGAAAGGTATGAGGGTATTGGTTCGTGTCCTATTATTGCCTATCGTTGGTCTAAAGCCAGTGGTGAAATTTATGGGAGAGGTCCTCTAATCAATGCCCTTTCTGCAATCAAAACTACTAACTTAACAGTTGAGTTAATATTAGAAAATGCACAAATGGCAATCTCTGGTATATATCAAATGGAAGATGATGGGATTATAAACCCAGATTCTATTTCTCTTTTGCCCGGAACTGTGATACCTAAGTCTGCTGGAAGTGCTGGACTACAGCCAATTAATAGTGCTGGTAGATTTGATGTAGCTGATTTAGTTCTTGGCGATATGAGAAACAATATTAAGAGAGCTTTATATAATGATATGTTAGGCGACCCTAATCGTACACCAGCTACAGCTACAGAAGTTGCAGAAAGAATGGCTGACTTATCAAGAAGAATAGGTAGTTCATTTGGTAGATTGCAAGCTGAATTAGTACAGCCAGTTCTTCAAAGAGTTGTACATATATTGAAGAAACAAGGACGTATTGAAGTTCCAATTATTAATGGCAGAGAAGTAAAGATAAGGTCTGTGTCACCATTAGCTCAAGCTCAAGCTCAATCAGATGTTGTATCTGTTGATAGATTCCTAGAGTTAGTTGGTGGTAGGTTTGGTCCACAGATGTTAAATATGTTAATTGATTCAGAAGAAGTATCTTTGTATCTGGCTCGTAAGTTTGGTGTTCCTGATAACTTGATAAGAACACCTGAGCAAAGACAAATGATACAGCAGATGGCTCAACAGATGGCAATGCAACAAATGCAACAAGGTCAGGAGATACAACAATGATAAAAAAGAAATCTATGATTGGTGATAAAAATAGAAATAAAATAACAACAAGCCAAGCAGAAAAAGATATAAAACTAGCTGGTGTTGTTGATGATATTAAACTTTTAAAATCTGGTGGATACTATCCTACACTTATAAAACTTTATAAAGAATACATAGGTAGTGGTATGAGCAAGAAAAAAGCATATGGAGATGCATTAAGAGAAACTATGGAAATGCAAGGTATGAGTAATCAAGAGAATCAATATGGTACAATGTAATGACAACACCAAAAAATTATACAGCTATAGATGGCTTTCAAAGAAAACAAGAAGATGATGCAAAAATATCGCACGAAGTAGCGTCTGTATTTAGTACACCAAATGGTCAACAAGTTCTTCAATATCTTAGAAGTATAACTATAGATGCTGTATCTGGAGCTAACATATCCGACAATGAACTTAGACATTTAGAAGGTCAAAGATACTTAGTTGGTTTAATTGTTAGAAGAATCAATCATAGTCACGGAGTGAAAAACAAATGAATGAAGTAGCAGAAGAAGTACAAGTAGAACAACCAACAGTAACAGAAAGACCAGAATGGTTAGCTGAAAAGTTTAATACACCAGAAGATTTGGCAAGTGCTTATTCCAACTTAGAAAGCAAGTTAGGGCAAACAGAAGAAAGTGTAAGAACAACTGTAATGTCAGAGCTTGAAGAAGAGTTTAATAATGGTAGACCAGCTAGTGCTGGAGAGTATGAATTGCCAGAAACTATTGACCCAGAGTTAGCAAATGATAATGAGTTATTGCAATGGTGGGCGAACGAAGCTTGGGAAAATGGTTACAGCCAAGAAGAATTTAATACTGGTATTGATATGTATGTTAATGCCATTAATGCAACACAACCAGATATAGAAGCTGAGTTTGAACAACTTGGTGAAAATGCACAAGATAGAGTTAATGCAGTTGAGCTTTGGTCTAATGCAAACTTTGGTGAAGAACATATGGACGCTATTAGAATGTTAGGTTCTACAGCTAAAGGTATTGAAGTATTAGAGATACTTATGGATAAATTAAAGGGTTCATCTGTTAATGGACAGGCTCAACCAGTTGGTGCAATCAATGAAGCTGACCTTACTAATATGATGAAAGACCCAAGATACTGGAGTCCAAAAG